CTTAGAAGAGTTTCTATTGGTAGATATAAGTGGACAAGACCCTGAGAAAGAATTAGATTTCAACGCTGAAAATGCGGAGTTACTAATGAAAAACTCAAGCGACTTTGATCAATGGGTAACCGATACTGTAGGTGACCTGGAAAATTTTACGCAGAGCAAGTAAAAAGAGTACTTGCACTTATTGAACAAAATTTTAAAGATACAAGTATAGATATTGACAAATATTTAGCAATTTGTGAACAACTAGGAGAAGAACCTGACCCTGCAAAGATGCCTCTTGAAAGAGGTAATCTCCCTGTAGAGGTACAGGAAGCATACCATTTACATGATATGCTCTCCGACCGTTGGGATGGAATGAATGGCTATTATCTCGGCAAGGATTATACTGCTTTAGACACTTATATAAAAGTATTAAAAATAGAAGATGTAAAAACAACTCTATATTTTTTAAAACATATAGAATATTATAATTCAGATACACTGAATAAGAAAATCAAGCAGAAAAGAGATGCAGAGGAGCGAAAGCAGAAAAGTAGATAATGGCAGGTAAAAAAGTACAAGGCGGCACCATCACCTTCAAAATCAATGATGATGGTAGTCTATCCTTATTTGAAAAGAAAGCGAAAAAAGCTGGACAAGCTGTAAAGAAAGTAGGTAAATCTGCAGGGGATACTCGTAGAAATCTACAGTCTATGTCAGGTCGTGTCGAATCAGGCACTAAAGGTTTTTCTCGTATGCAACAAGGCACAGGTGGTCTTGTACAATCTTACGCTATTCTAGCATCTACTCTATTCGCAGTTGGAGCAGCTTTCCGAGCAATGGAAAATGCTGCCAACATAGAAAACCAAATGAAAGGTTTTCGTTCCTTAGCACAAATAACAGGTACTTCTATGTTAGCTATCACTTCTAGTGTTAGAGCGGCTACTGGAGGTATGCTCGATTTTCAAACCGCAGCACAACAAACTGCTATAGCAACCGCAGCAGGATTCACAAAAAACCAAATCGTAGAACTTTCAGAAGGAGCTAAATTAGCTTCTGTTACTCTTGGTCGTGATTTAACAGATTCCTTTAACAGATTAATAAGAGGTGTGACGAAAGCAGAACCCGAACTATTAGATGAATTAGGTATCATATTAAGACTAGATATTGCAACAAGAAGTTTTGCAGCAGCAAATGGATTAGTAGCAGAAAAGTTAACAATCGGTGAAAGAAGATTAGCGGTGTTCGAAGAAGTACAAAGACAGTTAATAAATAACTTTGGAGCAATGCAAGATGAAGCAAATGAATTTTTAAATCCATTTTCAAAATTAAGTGTAGCCGTTCAAGATTTAGTTATAGAACTACAAAAATTACCTTTAGGAGCCTTCTCTTCTTTAGTTGAATTTCTAACTAGAAATATAGGAGCTTTGATGGTTGTTATGACAATGTTTGCAAGTTCTATAATATCCCAAATCGTCCCTTCTCTCGGTAATATGAAACAATCCTTCTTAGATGTATCAGTAGCAGCAACTAATCAGCAGAAGAGTTTAAAAGCAAATGTTAATGTACAAAAAGCAAAAATTAAAGAAATAGAATCTAAATTTATTGCTTCAGAAGCTAAGAAGAATATAATGTTCAAAAAAGAGTTAAAAAGAAGAGGAATCACTCAAAAATCTTTCAATGCTATGACAATAGCAGACCAGAAAAAACTTATTCAAAAAATGATAATGGAAGACAAAAAAGGTGTGTCTGCAACAGGAAGAGCAAACAAACAAAGACAAGCTTCTTATCAAGCTATGTTTAAGAAAATAGAATTGGCATCAGCAAAATCAGCAAAAACATTAGGTGCACACGCAAGAATAATGGGAGCCAATCTAATGATGATGGTAAGGCAACCAGCTATTTTAACATCAAGAGCAATAGGAGCAATAGGTACAGCTGCTGTAGCAGCAGCTCCTAAATTAGCCCTATTAGGTTCAATATTTAATGCAACTCTAGGAATAGCGATGGCATTTTTTACTTTAAAATTTGTTGTAGATTTCTTACCAGGAATACAAAAGATAAATGAAGCTCTTGATAAGATGAAAGAAAAATTAAAAGCATCACAAGTAGTTTTAACAGAAATGGCTTTTTCTTTTGATGAAAGACTATTAAATAGTAAATTAGAAAGTATAAAAGAATCTTTCTTTAAATCAGATGGTAGTGTAGACTCCATAGCTGGAGCTCTTAGAGCAGCGAACGCAGAATTAGAGTACTTTGGAAAATTAACAGGTAATCTTGAATTAGGAATGAATGAAAAAGCATTTAAAAAGTACATTGATAAAATTACAATGGAGACCATACGAGATATGGGAGACTCTGGTTTAGTAAGTGCTTTTGGTGGTACTATGAATGCTCTGTCAGCGTCTGGTGGTGCTGTACAAACTGTACCACAAATGTTAGACCCAAACTATAAAATGGTAACACAAGACTCAGCAGCTTTACAAGCCGCATCAGAACTGATGGCTTCAAGACTATTAGAAAATGTTGCTTTAGCTATGAGAACAGGAGATACAGTAAAAGCAAGAGACTTACTTGCAACAGCTTTTGGAGATACAATTGCTGACTCTGCTATGGAAGGCTTTGCAGAGGCAAAGGGCAGTAGTAGAGCAATGGCAGGTCTTATGGAAGACTTACAACAGGAGTTAGGAGATAATCCTCTTAAAATATTTGAATTTGACTTTGTAAATAATGAAATAACAGGATTACGTGAAAATTTTATACTAGCTTTAAGAAAAGCGAATGATTTAGTAGCAGCAATTAATAGAGTGCCAGGTATTTTATCAGGAACAAGAGAAGCTTCCAAATCTTTAGCAGAAGCATTTGGTCAACAAATACCTAAACCTAGTACTATTGAAAAAAATGCAAATCAAATTGAAACTATATTAAATGAGTTTGTAGATAAAAAAGGTAATATAAAAGATTTAAACTCAGAAGAATTAAAATTAACTGCTAGTATTGTTTCAGTACTAGAAGATGAACTCGCAATAAAAGCACTAACTGCAGAACAAGCCAAAGACATATTAGAAGCAGAAAAAGAGAGATTAAGATTAGTAGACTTTAGATTAGATACTTTTAAAACTTTAATGGCTCTTTCAAAAGCTGAAATGAATAATCTAAAATTTGTTAATACTAGAACTTCAAAAAGATATCAAACAGAACAAAAAATATTTGATTTAAGAATGCAAATGCAGAATAATATCGATAAAGAAGAACAAAAATTTTCTAAACTTGTTAAATATGGAACTGACCAACAAAACAATATTGATAGACAAGCAGACGGAGTCAGGGCTGTAAATAGAGAATTAGAAGTTCAAGTAGAATTATTAGAAGCAAGCTTACATAGAACAGAAATGTTAATGAAAGGTTTATTAGAAACTTTTGATTCATCTGCCGCTAAAAATTTAGCAACTTTAATTGATACTGCAAATTTAGGAGAGTTTGGAGGTAAAGAGTTTATGAAAAACTTAGCCGAAGACTTGAAGAAAACTGCAGCAAAATCATTGGCAGAAGGTATGGTAGATTCAGTAACAGACAAATTAACTCCTGCAAGATTCAAACTTAATAAAAAATTAGACCCAGCACAAAAGATAATGGCAGCACACAAATACCATATAGACTCTTTAGCAGATATATTAAATCAACATGCCAAAGCTATAGGAAGTTCTTTAGGAGTAAGTTCAAGTGGACTAGACCCAACAGACCCAAATCAAATGACATATGGAGGATTATTTGGTGGCGATAAAACAAACTTAGAAGGTGGTTTTGTAGATACAATAAAAGGTAAATTATCAGGAATGAAAGATTTCATATTTGGTAAAAAAGGACAAGTATATAGCGGCTTTGACCATGCTGCCGTTCTTGACCCTACAAGAAAACATGCACCAGGCATGAAAGCTTTACCAGAAGGATTAACAGACGAGCAAAAAGCAACACTTGTTGGAGGCGGTGAAGTTGATACTTCTCTACCTAATATATTTGAAAGAGTATTTGGAGCAGATGGAATGTTTGCAAAAGTAGGTAAAAAAATCTTTGGAGAGGGCGGAATGTTCTCAAAAATAGGTGCAAGTTTATTTGGAGAAGGTGGAATGTTATCAGGTTTATTTGGAGGCGGAGATGGTAGTGGACTCTCAGGATTCTTAGGAAAAATATTTGGAGGCGCTACTGGAGTAGCTACTGGAGGAGTCATAGGATTAGCAAACGGGGGTGTAGCTAAATACTCTGCAGGAGGTATTGCAAGACAACCAACTTACTTAGTAGGAGAAGGAAAACAGCATGAAGCAGTAGTTCCTTTACCTAACAACAGAAGTATTCCTGTAGACTTAGGAAATGGCTCAGGAGCAACAAACAATACAAGTATAACAGTCAATATGGCTGACGGAAGTTCACAGACAACTAGTGATGGTGCTGCAGGTCTTGCACAAGCAATTGATGCAGCAGTACAAAGCACTATAGAAAAAGAACTTAGACCTGGGGGAATATTAGCAGGATAATGGCATTAGGATTTAGCACAGGAGGGTCTTTCGGAAATAGAACAATAGTACCAGATAGAGGTATGTCTAAAAGAAATGAACCAGCAGTTTTTATTGCTGAGTTTGGAGATGGCTACGAACAAAGAATAGCAAATGGAATAAATAATCTAAAACAAGAGTTTAATGTTAGTTTTGCAACTAGAGAAAAAGCAGAAATAGATGATATAGTTGGATTTTTTGAAAGTACAAATGGTGTAACAGCATTTAATTTTACATTTGCAGATACAAATGCAAGTGGTAACGAAGAAACTGTAAAAGTGTATGTAAAAGAGTTTAGTCAGAACTGGGATTATGATGACTATTATACTTTAAGTGCAACATTTAAAAGGGTATATGAAGCATAATGGCAGAGAATATTGCAGTAAAAGATTTACAGAAGCTTGACCCAGGGTCAGAGCTTGTCTGTCTATATGAGCTAGAATACGCAAAAGGAAGTTTTATTTACTTCATGTCTGGACTTGATACTGATTTAACTACAGTTCAAATGAGAGACTATAATACAAACTCTCAAATTAATACTTATATTGCTATACCAGCAAAAGTGCAAGGATTAGAATATAAAAATGACGGAGCTATAGCCAGACCTTCAGTAACCATAGCAAATGCAAGTAACGCTTTTTCAAATGCAATCGGTACTATAGATTACGATACTTTTCTTGGATTAAAATTTATAAAAAGAACAACATTGAAAAAGTACTTACATGGGGAAGGTTCAGCAACTAATCCACCAACTGAGTTTCCAAGAGACATTTATCTCATGGATAGAATTAAAGGAAAAACTAAAACTACTGTACAGATAGAATGTGTTGCTCCCTTTGACTTACAGGGAGTAAAAATTCCAGCAAGAAATGTACTTCCTGATAGATGTCCTTTTATTTATCAAGGAGCAGGAGAACATTTAGATAATTATAAAAAAGCACAAAGTGGTTGTACTTGGCATGTAGAAGGTAAGTATAAATCTCATGTAGCCGCGTACGCAGACGGAACAGAATATACTCTCTATGTAAATACAGATGACGAATATATCATTCCTAGTAGTACAAGTTTTTCTACATATACAAGTGGAGCTGTTACAGCAGATAGTTATTATAAAACAACAAAGACAATAACAAGATACAATGCTGATGGTACAACTTCTAGCGTAACTCTAAATAACTACTGGCAAGCCGTTGCAGCTAACAATGCTCCAGGGACTCCAGCAGATGATAATACTGCATATAAAAGAGTTAGAGTTTATGCCGCATACTCACATGGAACTGAATATTTTACTTATAGTGATGATAGAGATAATGATTATGTAGTTTTTACAGACAATACAGCAAGCTCTTCTACAAATGGCAAAGTCTTATTATGGAAAGCAAAGAAAGCAAATCAAAGTACACACCCAATTCCAGGAGCAGGAGTTTGGGAAAGAGGAGATGGATGTAGTAAACGAACTGAAGGATGTAAAATGAGATTTGGTTTTGCTCCTAAATCAGTAGGAACAGCAAGTTCTACTGGTAAAGCTAGTACTAATACGGATGCAAACTTACCTTTTGGCGGTTATCCAGCATCTAAGGCGTTCACATGATGGAAGAAATTTATACACACGCTAGTAAAGAAGCACCAAGGGAGTGCTGTGGGCTTGTTATACAAGAGGGTATTAATGAAAAATATATTCCTATGGAAAATATTTCCCCACAAAAAAATACATTTGAAATGGACTCAAAAACTTTCGCACAATATCAATTAAATTCGAAAATAAAATATGTAGTCCATAGTCACTATGACCAAAAATCAACGCCAAGCGAAGTTGACAAGATACAATGTCGAGAGATTGGAATACCTTATTTAATCGTTTCTTATCCCGACAAAGAATACACAATTATACAACCATGACTAGAAATATTTATTTAAAAGGAAGAATGGGTAAACTATTCGGAGAGCATCATAGACTGAATGTGAAGACAGTTCAGGAAGCTATGCATGCAATAGATACTATGAAAGGCGGTCTTCGTCAATATCTTATAGACTGTACAGAAAATAATGTAAAATTTTCAGTACAAAAAGGAGAGGATTTCTTATCAAATCAAACTGCAGGAATAGAGTTAGGAAAAGATGATATAATTATTACTCCAGTTCCTAGAGGTTCTGCAAAAGATGGTCTTACAGAACTTATTATTGGAGTAATATTAATTATTGTTGGTTTTAGTATGGGGGACCCAGAAACAGTAAGTAGAGGAGCACAACTTTTAATATCTATTGGTACATCTTTAGCTTTACAAGGTATAGTAACATTACTAACTGATGAGCCCGACGTCCTCAATGAGGAAGAATCTAGTATGTTCAATGGCCCAATAAATAACACTAAATCAGGAGTGCCCGTACCTTTATGTTTCGGAAAAATGGAAGTAGGTGGAGCGGTAGTAAACTTCGGATTTACAGACACTAGAATTCAAGGTAATCAAGGGTATCAATTCGTTAGTAAAGGAACAAGGAACGGCGAAGGTTCTGGTGGCGGTGGCGGTGGAGCTGGTGGCTCAGATAATAGTGGCGGTAATTCAAACTGGATTCAACAGGAGGCTCATTAATGGCACAAAATACATCACAAGGTAATACAAGAGGTTCAGCGCCTCTCGATTCAGCAGGAGTAAAGTCTAGTGGACTTATTCGTGCTCAAACTGCCGTTATCTATGATTTATTATCTGAAGGACCTATTGAAGGACTGGTAGATGGTGTTGCAAGTATTAGATTAAACGACAATCCTGTTGCAAATGCTACAAATGCTACTGCAATATCTCCGCAAAGATCTTTTGATGCTGGTTATGTTCACGGAACAGGAGTAATTACAGATAATTCAACAGGTAATATATTTAGCGGTGCTTCTATATCCGATGGAACAAGAGAAATAATAGTACAAGGCGCAAGTAAAAGAACAACTTCTTCTATTAATTGTGTAGCAGGTAACAATATTGTTCTTTCTACAAATAGTGGAAATATGTCTTTTGCAGCAAGTGATGTTTGGGATGGCGTTGGTATACAACCAATGATTCGTATTGATGGGGCTGGGCGTAATGGCGGACAACTCATAGCAGGAATCACAGAACAAATAAACACAACTGCAATAAGAGTAGATACAGTTCCTATGACAACTGTAACAAATACAAAAGCATATTTAGATTTAAAAGATACTGTAGATAGTTTTAGTGGTAATACTGCT